CTTCCAGTCTTCGTGGAATCCGTGCTTCTCGCCGAGCGTGCGTATGGCCTCGATGCGCACCATGCGCTGGTCGAACGACTCGTTGTGCGCGACGCGCAGGTCGGCCTCACACCACATCTGCATGAACGTCCTGAGTGCATCGTCCATTGGATGGCCGAATCGCTGCGCAAGCTCGTTCGTGATGCCTGTCAGCTGCTCCAGATCATTCGGAATGAACCAGTCTTCCGGATAGATCAGGAAGTCCATGAACGCAAGCGTGCGGCCGCTGTCGGTGTCGAACAATTCCGCTGCCAGCTGCGTGATGTGCGGCTGGCCTGGATGGTCAGACGGCGCATTCCACAGTGGCAGGCCGTTCGTTTCGGTGTCGTAGAAGAGGATGGGTTTCATTGGCTCGATCCTCAGAACGGAATTTCTTCTACCGGGAGCACGCGCTCGTCGGCGTACGTTCCGTCTGTGTTGACGCTGACTTCGACTTCCTGAATTTCGAGCTTCACATCAGCGGGATCGGCGGCCTTCGTGCGGTAGCATTGAATCGCGCTTTCGGCCTCATGGTAGTGATCGAAATCACGCGCGATGATGAAGTCCATCACGTTGCCCGCGACACGGAACTTCATCGCCTTCGGCAGCGGCGCAGGCTCGATCACCTTGACTGAATAGCTGTCGATCTCGACCTTGATAAAGCTGTCGCCGACAGGGATATGGATGCCCTTGATGTTGCCGTCGACGTACTTGAACTGAATGCCGACTTCGCGCTCGATGGCTTCGGCACGCTCGGAATTAATGGACACGTATTTCATGCTGTTCTCCGTTGTGGTGGCGATGGCGAGTGGTTACGCCTTCAGGATGATTTCTTTGCGGTCTTCGTAGGCCTGCTGGAGCTTCGTCTGCTCGGCCTGCGGGAGATCGCGCGCGGAGTCCATCACGAGGTCGAGAATGTCGACGCTATCGGCCTTCTGGATCTGCCCGAGCAACTCGCCATAGGCTGGGAGGATGGCGTCCTGCTGCGCCGCGCGCTGGTCTGTGATCTCACCCGTTTGCTGGTCGACCGTGCCACCAAGATCAGGGTCGGTGACCTGCACGAAGTCGCCGTCGATCACCGCGTGCTTGCCCTCATCGACAGCGTTGCTCAGTGCGATCGCGTTCGACAGCTCGATCGACTTCGGCATGTACTTGAGCACCTGCAGCAGCGGGATCTTGCGCGCGTACATTTCCCAATCGCGAAAGCTGTAATGCTTGCCGCCTTGCTTGTTGTACTTGTCGCGGTGCTTCTTCACCTTGCCAACCGTCCAAACCTCGATGACGGGATGCTGTGAGCCATTGACGCGGCCCACGGCATAGACGTGCGTCATCAGGTCCGGGTCGTTTTCTTCGCCCGGACGATGGCGGATGAACGGCGTGTCGCCGAGCGCATAGTCGAACTCGTCGCCCTGGAACACGGCACCAGTCCAGACCGTTGCGCGTCCGCTGCGTGACACCAGATCGACGAGGCCTTTCCAGCCCGGCACGAACGTGCAGGTGCGGCCGTAGGGCACGAGAAAACCCTGACCGTCGACGCCGATCTCAAGACCGAGCGTCGCAGCAGTCATGATGCCGGCGACGATCGTCTTCGGCTCGCACTCCTGCAGCTTGGGCGTCGAGCTGAAGGCCGTCACGGCAAGGCGTGCCATGCGATCGGCCGTCAGATGCTTCGGCAACGCGAGCGCCATCTGCGGCTTGAACTTGTCGAGGAAGCTGCTGAACGAGGCGACCGGGTTGTCTTTCTTGCCAGTGGCAACGCTCTTGAGTTGTTGCGACGTGCTCATTTTCTTGTCCTTATGAAAATCGGAAATAAAGGAGGGCGGTTACTGTGGTGATGGATCGTGCTTACTTGAGCTTCAGCCGCAGGACGCGAATCTCTTTGGTGCGGCAGTACTGCTGAAACAGTTCCGGCGCCTGCTCTTTCATCAGCTTCTGGTCGATGCGCGTATCGTTCTGGTTATTCCAGGTGGCGATGACGTTGCCGCCGAAGGTGAGCGTCGCGTTGGGCTGCATGAATGCGGTGATGCGATAGCTCAATTCCTCTTCGGTGCGCTCCAGAATCTTGATCTTCGACTTGGCCTCGGCGAGATTGAACACGGCGTCGCGGATCTCGCTGGTGGCTTCGATGCTGCCGCCGTTGGACTTCGCATAGATGGCCTTGCAGTCGTCGAAGTCGATAGGATCGGGCGCCGTATCGGCGACGATGCATTCGTTCCAGAACTCAACAACGCGCCCGCGAATGCCGGCGATCGTCTCGTCGTCGCGTTCGATCATGTAGATGAGCAGATCGTCCATACCGATCAGCGTTGCGACGATGCACTTCTGCCGGCCGGTGATGCCGAGGCCATGCATGAACTGCGCGGCGTATTCGATCGGCACTTCGTCCGTGCCTTCTTCGCCCCATTTCTTCGCGGCAAACGGGTGAACGGTCTTGCAGTCGCCATTGATGTGCTCGCCGTCGAGCATCAGCTCGAAGTCGATTTCGCATGCCATGAAGGGATGCTCGGCATCCTGATAGCGCTCGTTCGTGCGCACCAGCTGCACGTCGTGGCCGTCATCCTGCAGGCGGTCGATGAGCATCTGGAGAACGACAGGTTCGAGACGGTGACCGCGGTCGAATCGCTTCTTCTGCTCGGGCGTGATCTCTTCACGCGGCGCGCGGCCGGTCTTTTGCAGCCATAGTTCGTGCGGCGTTTTCCACGGGCTGACGCCGAGAATTGCGGCGACGTCGCTGCCACCGATAAAGCCAAGACGGTTCATTTCTGGAGCGTTCATACAGAGCCTTTGGTGTAATGGGCGGGTTGAATGTCACGCACGACGTTGCCCAGCACGTCGTATGCGACCGTCAGGACGGCCGTTCCGGCGAGCACCGCAACGATGGCGAACCAGATGAGCAGCAGGTGGGCTGCGCCTTTGAGGAAGCTCATCGCGCACCTGCCTTTTCAGCCGCTTCGGCGATGGCTATAGCCTTGTCGAGCTGTGCTGAGTTGACCTTGATGATGATTCGGCACTCCGCGCCGATGATGTCGGTCGCTACGTCTGCCAGCGATTCGCAGAAAGAGCTCAGGTCGTGCAGATCGGGCTGCGACTTCTTCACGAGTGCATTGGCGCGTTCGAGGAACACACGGCGATTTGCGATCGGGCTCACTGCGTCACCTTCTTCGTGAGCATCGGCACGTAGTGGCCGTTGTAGTTCGGCGAGAGCAGGTACCTGTCGCCGAGCAGTTCCTTCGCGCGCTCCAGGCGTTCTTCGTGGCTGTCGACGTACTCATACGTGCGCGCCAGATCGGCCTTGCGCGCCTGCTCGTGCGCGTCCATCGACAGGTCTTTGAATTTGATGGGCATGTCAGCCTCCACAAATCACGTTGAGAAAGCGCCCGCCAAACAGACCGATGAGCGCAAGGGCGGTGAAGCAGGAACCGAACAGCGCGGACCACAGCACCAGCAGGAAGTCAGCGCCCTGTAGGCGTGAATGCGTCACCGGTTCATGACGCTTCGCGCGGAATGAGCGGCGCTCAGTGCTTTGGTCCACAAGCGCCTCGGATGAACAGAAGGGCGAGCGTCGCGACGATCAGCCAGCCAGCGAAGAGGGAAAGGCCCATGTCAGTGCACTCCCGTCACGTGGAAAGTGCGTACGCCCGCGATCTGGACGGACGCCTGCAGCGCGGACGCTGCCTCGATGCACTGCGCAGCGGTAAGCACGTGGGCCTGATCGGCGAGCATCGCGTCGGCCGCTGCCTTGAGCGCATTGATCGCGTCGATGACCTTTTGTGGGTTGATCTCCATTTCAGGCCCCCGTCGCTTTGCTAAGCACGTCGCCTACGCTGAAGTCCGCGCACGCGTTGCCCAGCAGGCGCATGTCTTCGCTCATCGAAAGGGCAGCGTTGTTCGCGCCTTCCGGATACCAGTCCGCAGTGCGACGGTTGTGCAGTTCTTGCCGAATGTCGTCGATGAAATCGAGCGCTTTTTGAAGTGCTTCGAGCAGCTCGGGCGCAGCAGTGCAAAGGCGCGCAACGTCCGCTCCGCCAAGAAAGACGTTGTACTCATCGCAGCCGATGATTTCTTTTCCGTGCGCGTCGAAAATGTACGGGTTGTCGTAATAGCCAGGACCGGTGTAATCGAACGGCTTCTGGTCCACGCTGTCATCAACGTCAGCCAAGCCAAACGTCCACGGCCCGGGGTGTTTGAAATTGGACATATCAGGCCTCCGACTCGTCTTCGAGGTCGCGCTCCGCTTCAAGCGGGCCTTCACACGTCGGGCACTCGTCGCGCTCGTCGCGGTGATAGCCGCTCACGCTGCCGTGTTCGAAGCCAAAGCCGTAGTCGATGCGCACCGCGCGAACATTGCACTCGCAAGCCGGGCAATAGCCATACTTGCCTTCGTCGACGTCAACGTCGGGCGTGTCGTCGAAGTGGTCGATCTCGCCGTAGAGGCGTTGAGCGTGCCAAGCCGATACGTCGGCCAGCTCGGCAGCAAGAGATTGTTGAGCGTTTCGCATTGCGCGCCTCAGTCTGCGTAGACCGTGCGCACGGCGTAGCGATACGCGCCGTATGCGTTGTCGAGTTGATCCACGCGGCGCGATGCGCGCACGCGGCTCTTGTACGTCCCGCCGACCTGTTGGCCGGTCTGGCGGTCGATGATGATGTAACTCTTCATGGTCTGCCTCTCATGCGCCGGGGAGCGCGTGGTTGTGTCTGACTACAACTACAGATTACAACCTACAACTTATGACTGCAAGCGAAAGTTGTAATTCGAGGCGAAAAAAATCCGCCCGAAGGCGGAACGCGCTGGAGCGCGTCAGAAGGGCCGGTCGGTCAGCGCTCGCAGTTTCGGCCATCCCCAGACAATGAAGGGTATGCCAACCGCGACCAGATAGAGCCCAACGATTAAGGCGCCTTTTATCGGCTCGCCCTGTTGCAGGTACACGACGACGTACGCCACCAGTGGCCCGACGATCGCGACTGCACCCCATGAAAGTAAAAACGCGACCTTCAAGGCCGCGTAGAAAAACATCGAGCGTGCGATACCCCAGAAAACGGCGGCCGTCAGCAGGATTGCGACGGCGCCACAGGCCAGATCTATCGCGGATGACTCAAGGTCTGTCATTCGGGTACGAATTTCCCTATCACCACACCGATGATTCTCGCATTCTCCGGCATCGCCGACGCTTTGTGTGTCGGCCAGTTCGGGTTGAGCGTGCGCAAAATCCGGGTGCCGCTTTCATCCGTCAGCAGCTGCCGCAGCGATGCGCGTTCCTCGCGGTCGATTCTGACGACTACCATGCTGCGGTTTGCTGGTTCCTTCGCAGGATCCACATACACCAACTCGCCCGGCGCATAAGACTTCGGTCCACCCGGATCGAAGTTGCTTTCGCCAGTCACTTCTGCAACGAAGGCTTCGGACCCGTGATCAAACGGGCAACGGAGCCAGTCCTCGGCTTCAACGTTCGCGGTAGTCAATTTTTGCCCCCATTCGGCTGCTTGCTCCCATGATATGAGAGGTACAAGGCCGGATCTCTCCTTTGATGCGCCTTGCCTGGCGCCTCTGAGGGGGGAAACTCTACCGCCGCTTACATCATTTTTACCATCTGATTCGGCAATTCCTTCCAGCGCTGTTCCGCGAATCAGTTCTCGCACCGATGTGCTAAGCGCCGCCGCGAGTTCGGGCAGTTTGTTGTTTCGGGGCGACGATTTCCCGTCCTCCCACTTTTGAACTGCCTGCGGACTGATGCCGAGCGCGCGCCCGAGCTCGGACTGATTCAGTCCCGCCCGAAGTCGTTGTTCTTTTATGCGCGTGCCAATGGTGATGTCGCTCATGCCCCGGATAGTACAAAAACCGGTTGTAGATGGCACTGCAAAAAGTGGTTGATCTTCGTAGTTGTAAGGTGTAACTTTCGGTTGTAGATCAACAACCGGATCGTCCACCATCATGGAAACCTCCGCTATTCACCGCGCGTGCGCCGCCGTCGGCGGGCAGTCCGCTCTTGCTCGCGAACTTTCTAAGCTGGGCGCCACCTGTTCCCCTCAGGCCGTCCAGAAAATGTGCTCGAGCGGCCGCGTCCCGGCAGAACGCGTTCTCCCCATCGAAAAGGTGTCGGGCGTCAGCCGTCATGAGCTTCGGCCCGACCTCTATCCGCTCGAACAAGCCGCAGCCTGATTCCCCGCAGGCTGCGGTTTAGTGGATTAAACACTTTCACTGCCGCGCTGCACAACATTCGCTACGGAGCATCCGTGAATACAGCAGACGCAGCCTACGCAGTTGCGCACGACTATCCGGGGGGCACTGAATCACTCGGGCCGCGCATGGGTATGTCCGCCGCGCTTCTGCGCAACAAGGTCAACCCCAACCAGTCGATCAATCACCTGACGCTCGCCGAGGCCGTGCGCATGTCTGTCGTGTCGAACGACAAGCGCATCGCGATCGCGTTCGCGCGCGAGCTGGGCCTGACGTGCCTTGAAGTCCCCGAGCCTGAAAACTGCGCCGACGCCGATGTCATCGAGCTGATGGCGAAGACGTGGGAGACCAATGGCGAGATCGGCCGCGAGGTCAACAAGACCTTCGAGGACGGTGTTGTCGAACAGCACGAGGTGCGCCGCGTGAAAGACCGCGTGTGGGACCACATCCGCACGCTGTTCGGTCTCGTCGGCCGCATCGAAGGCATGGCGGAGAAGTGACCATGGACGTGCTCCCGAATCCGCTCACTCCCGCCGATTGCGATCTTGCGGGCTATCGCTGGATGCCGCTGGATGTTGAGCGTGTGATCGACAGCGACACGTTCGGGCTTTCCACCGGCGACGAATTCAAGACTGCGTTCCGCCTCTGGGCGAAGTCATGGAAGCAGGTTCCTGCCGCCAGTCTGCCGAGCGACGATCGGTTGCTTGCGCATCTCGCCGGTATCGAACTGCCAGCGTGGCGCAAGCGAAAGGCAATTGCGTTGCGTGGCTGGATCCTGTGTAGCGATGGGCGTCTCTACCATCCCGTGATCGCTGAGAAGGCCCTCGAAGCGATGGGCAAGCGCGAGGCACATGCCGAACGCGAGCAGAACGAAGAGACACGCCAGCAGCGTCTCAGAGCACGTCGTAAGGTGATGTTCGAGCAGCTTCGCGAGCATGGAATTGTCCCCCCATGGGACACAAAGACGTCCGAACTGGAACGTTTGGTCGGGACTATTGGCAGTCCTCAACCTGTGACAAAAAGCGTCGCACCTGATACGAAAAGCGTAACAGGTGACGTCACCGGAGACGTAACAGGTGACGCACCTCCAACGGCTATAGAGATGGAGAAGGACCAGACCGGACAGGACATAACAAAAACCAAAGAAGAGCAGGCGGTAGTTCACACCACTGCGCCCGAAGAAAGGCCGGCGCCTCCTGTTTCGGAAATCGTCCCGAACAGTCGTGCCGCCGCGATATCGGTCCTGATGCGCCGCAACGGCGTTGAAGGCTGCAATGCGGCAAACCCGATCGTGCAAGGGTGGTCCGCCAACCCGCAGGTCACCGACGATCTGCTGCTGACGGCCGCCGACATGGCCAAAGCACGCGACGTGGCTCGACCCGGGCCGAAGTATCTCGCACCGATTGTCGAGCAGCTGCTCAATCCGAAGCCCGTCAAAAAGCGCGACGACTGGCACCGCACGCCCGAAGGCATTCTGCGCAAGTCCCGCGAAATCGGCTTTGGTGATGGGCGCCGCGGCGAGACGATGGATCAGCTCAAGCAACGCATCTTCGACGAACTGGCGCGCCTCGAGCGCGAGGGAGCCGCAGCATGAGCGAACCCAACGGATCCGCATGGGGCATGTGCGCAGCATTCGGCTGCCCGTTGCTCGGCACAGTCGGCAGCGAAAGCCGCTGGTACTGCTTCTGCCACGTCAACAAGCCATCGAACTTCAACGACGCCATCACGCGCGAGCTGCGCGAGCGACAGATGCACATCGTCGAATCGGCGCTTGAAATCCGGCGTATCGGCGGCTCGTTCTACGGCGAGGACTCCACCTACCGGGCGATCCAGCAGCGCCTCATTTCCGCCGACCGTCGCGACCTGCTCATGTCCGCCGCAGAGAAGCAGAACGGCGGCACGCGCGCATGGCTGCTTCGGCTCGAGCGCGCACTAGTCGACGCCACCGCCGGATTTGGCGAGCAGAAGCCCATCCCGATGACGACGCCGACGGCCCCAATCATCGGCCCGACGCACGCGGCTAACTTCCACCCTTACGCTGACGGAGCTGGAGCATGACGCTTGCCCCGACCACTACGCGCGCGCACACGCGCATTTGCGTGACGCTGCCGTATCCGATCTCGGCCAATCGCTACTGGAAGTCGTTTCCGCTGAACGGCCGCACGATGACCGCGCCGAGCAGCGAGGCGAAGGCGTACAAGCGCGAGGTGGGCTGGATCCTGCGCGCCGCTGGCGTCGTCGATGCGATCGAGGGCCGCGTGCACGTGCACATCGACCTGTACCCGAAACGCCCGCAGGACTGGGAGTCGCGCAAGCGCAAGCTCGGCGCGAACTGGGACGACAACGTGCAGTGCCTGGACGTCGATAACGCACGCAAGGTGCTGTACGACGCGCTCAAGGGCATTGCGATCGTTGACGACAAGTGGATCTGGTCGGACAGCGCGCGCCGTTGCGAGCCGGATGGCGAAGCGCGTGTGGTGCTGACGATCCGTTCGCTGTCGACGGATGAAGGCCCGACGCAGGGCGAGTTTGACCTCGCGCTTGATCCGCTGGAGGCGTGATGGAAGAGAAGCGCCCACGCCTCAGGCCGATCCAGTTCGCCGGCATGTTGCCGAAGGATCCCGAGTTTCGCGCCTTCATCAGCCAATGGATGGTCCCGCCGCGCGAGCCAACCATCGAGGAAGCCGCGGCGTTCATCCGCACGGCCTGCGAGATCGAATCGCGTCGCGAGCTGGAGACCAACCCGGCCGCCGTCGAACGCCTCAACCGATTCATCCGCCGCCCGTTCGTGGCGTGGCGCGACAACCACTGAGGACAACCGTGACCGAATCCATCGAAAAACCACCTGTCATTCGCCACGCCGATGGCAGCGTGCATCTGAGCGACGGCCTCATCGCGCACATGGCCCACGAAGCGCGACGCCTCGCCGTGCTCGAACGCACGATCGGGCGCCCGCTGAACGTCGAACAGTTCGCCGCGAAGATCATCCGCGCCACGGTCAATGCGATCAACTCGAACAACGAGGATCCGCGCATGGCCGAGTGGCTCATGGAAAAGCGCGCGATCGCGTGCCTGGACGACGAGCAGGCAGAGCAGAGCTTCGCGCGTTGGAAGGGGTATTCGTATGCCGCGTGACTTCCTCTCTACGCCTCGCGATCGATACGTCGATGACCGAAATTTCCGGATGGTCGTGGATCTGATGCTGTCGATGATCATGCAGCATCAGTTCACGCCGACAGAGATGCGCGAGGCGGCGGTGCTGGCGTCGATCAAGTACGAAAGCATCCGTGTCCGCCGCGAATACGTGCAGCTGACGCCCGAGCTGCACGAGCAACTCGAAGGGTTTCACAAGATCGTCGACGGCTTGCCGCGCGACGCTTAAACCGCAGTCCCACACCCACAGGAGCAATTGCAATGATTAAACCCAGCATTGGCCGCGTTGTTTGGTTCACGCCGTCGAAAACGGATGCAGCGCTTTCCGGCAGCGATCAGAAGCTCGCGGCGCTCGTGACGTACGTGCACTCGGATCGCTGCGTGAACCTCGCGGTGTTTGATGCCAATGGCAACGCGCACGGCCGCACGAGCGCGACGCTGTTGCAGGACGACGACGTCGGCAACGAAGGCGGCTATTACGCCGAATGGATGCCGTATCAGATCGGCCAAGCGAAGAAACACGACGTCGACGAATCGACGGCCAAGGGCACTGCGTAACGCACGGATGCGCCGGTTTTATGCAACGAACCGGCCTTTTTATGCAACACCGACTGGAGCAAACCATGGACGAGCAGCAAAAGCAGGACGATCAGCAGCAACCCAACCTGGGGGAGTCATCCTCGGCGGCCGACGCGAGCCCTACCGCCGACACCGCCACGACTACCGATGGCACCACGACAGCCGCATCGGTCGAGTCTTCCTCTGCCGAGTCTGCGGAAAAGTCGCCGTCGTCGAGCGATGATGTCTCGCCCGCGCCCGCCGACGTGGCCGAAGAGGGAAACGCAGGCTCCGGGACGGTGAACGCCGGTTCTGTCTCGGACAGCTCCGCCCCGGCGAGCGATTCCGCATCGACCCAATCGGCGACGACGGATGGTTCCAGCTCGTCGCAGAGCGAGACCCTTGGGGCTGACGTCCCAAACGCTGCATCGGATGCGGCCGGCCAATCCGCAAGCGACACCTCGTCGTCTGCTTCGACTGCATCGCAAGACGACGGCACAAAGGCGGATGCGTCGCAAGGTCAAGGTGAAGCGGGAAACGTCGACGCCTCGGCATCGGTTGCCGCTGCATCCACCGAGGCCGAGGCTGCTGCCCCGTCCGAACCTGCCCCTGCAGGTGAATCGGGAAACGCGTCAGCTGCTGGTGCCCAAAGTGCGGATGGTACTGGCAGCGAGAGCGCGACGCAGCTGCACCCGGTGCATAGCCGCGTGATCCGCATGCGCGAGAAGTTCGAGCGCGCCGAAGCCGTCGTCGCTGGCGATCTCGTCGATCTCCTGCGCGATATCGAGTCGCTGTTCGAAGGAGCGCGATAGCCTATGCTCGAAGTCCGTCCCGCACCCCTCGTCGTCAACTGGTCACGCGTCCTCGATCAGGTGCGTGGGGCGGGCTTCACCATGAGCGAAGTCGAAGCGTTCACCGGCATTCCGCGCTCGACCCTTCTCGGTTATCAAAACCTAGGCCACGAGCCGCGCCATTCGTCCGGTATCGTCCTGCTGCGCTTCTGGGCAGAGGCGACCAAGGCCGACGTCAACGATCCTCCCATGATGCCGCGCTCGCGGCTCTCCAGCCGCGTCTACCGTCAGTCCTGATTCTGGTCGGGAATCCGACGCGCGCCACGCCCGATACTCGCCGCACCGTGACGGAGGTGTGAGCGATGGGAACGAGACAGTACAAAACGCAGCAACCGGGCAATCCGGAAATCCGCAGTGAAGCGGGCGCCGACGCCGCGCCTGTGACGCTGGCAGGCCTGGGCGATGACGATGCCGTGATGCAGATCGCCGGACGCGACGTGACGATCAACGAGATCGTCGAAGGCGCCTTCGAAGCGAGCGGCATGTCGCTCGACGAATGGAACGCGGCTGATCCGGTCGTGCGCGATGGTCTGATGGCCAACCGCCGCAAGGAACTCGAAGTCATCTTCACCTCGTCGACGGCCAGCAACGCCGAACTCGACGCCGCGCGTGCAGCCGCACAGGCCAACGTCGCACGACGCCAGGCCGCCCGCGCGAATGCGCCCAAGGTCGCGACGCTCGATCCGCGTGCGCATCTGCCGCACAAGGACGAAATTGACCCGTTCGAGATCACGGCGCCCGTCGAGACGCAGCAAGGCTGGATCGCTCCGTCCAAGCAGATTGCCGTCCCGCAACGCTTCAAGTGAGGCCGCAATGGGTAACTTCAGTTTCGGAAAGTTCCTCGATCCGGGCGGCCTGTGGCAGAAGGATCAGACGCCTGCAGCAGCGACCACGACGACAGTCGCCGGTGGCGCGGCGAGCGCAGCTGATGCTCAGGCCGCTCAGGCCGCTAACGCACAGGCGGCAGCGGACAAGAAAAAGCGCGCCGCGTCGAGTCTGCTGGCCACTGGCGCCGGATCTCAGACCGGCTCGCCGACATCCTCGTCGGTGATGGCGCAGGCGAAAACCACTCTCGGGCAATAAGCGGACATGAGCGACGAACTCGGCAGCTCCCTCGCGCGGCGTCTCGACGTACTCAAGGGCGCGCGCAACGTCCACGAGCAGGTGTGGCGCGACTGCTTCATGCTGACCGATCCCGTGCGCGCGAGCGGCCTGCAGGGTCCGACGATGGACGCCTCGCAGATCGCACAGGCTGTCGCATGCATATTCGATTCGACGGCCACCGATGCCAAGCGCACGCTCGAAGCGTCGATCATGTCGGGCATGACGCCGGCCAATTCGCTGTGGTTCCTGATGCACGTGAACGGCACGGATGACGCTGGCACGCGCTGGCTCGACTCCGCAAGCGAGCTGCTCTGGGAAAACATCCACAGCGCGAACTTCGATTCGGAAGCGTCTGACGCTATCGGCGATGCGATGGGCGGCTGGATGGCGCTCTACATCGATGAGGACCGCGAGAACGGCGGCCTGTACTTCGAGCACTGGCCGATGGCGGGCGTCTACTGTGCATCGTCGAAGCCGGGCGGTGTGGTCGACACCGTGTTCCGACCGTACAAGCTGACCGCCGAGCAGGCCGTCGCCGAGTTCAACAAGCGCGGCGACCAGCTGCCGCAGAAGATCGTCGATGCTGCGAAGAACGGCCGGCAGGACGAACAGTTCGAGTTTTGCCAGTGCATCTATCCGCGTGGCGTATCCGCCGTCAATGCGGTGCGCGCGAAGAACCTGCCGATCGCGTCCGTGACGATAGCGTGCGAAGCCAAGGCCGTCGTGCGCGACTCCGGCTACCACGAGATGCCCGTCGTGGTCGCGCGATGGAAGAAGATCCCGAACAGCGTCTACGGCGTTGGTCCGCTGCTCGATGCGCTGCCCGACATCCGCACGCTCAACGATATCGTCAAGCTCGAGTATGCGAATCTCGACCTCGCCGTATCGGGCATGTGGATCGCCGAGGACGATGGCGTGCTCAACCCGCGCACGGTCAAGGTCGGCCCGCGCAAGATCATCGTTGCGAACTCGGTCGAGAGCATGAAGCCGCTCGTGTCGGGCGCGAACTTCCAGCTCGCCGAGCAGCGCATCGAGAAGCTGCAAGGCCAGATCCGCAAGACGCTGATGGCCGACCAGCTGCAGGCGCAGGACGGCCCGGCGATGACGGCCACGGAAGTGCATGTGCGCGTCGACCTGATCCGTCAGCTGCTGGGGCCGATCTATGGCCGCCTGCAGGCCGAGTATCTGCAACCGCTGATCGCACGCTGTTTCGGCCTCGCGTTCCGTGCCGGCATCTTTCCGGCGCCACCGCCGTCGCTCTCTGGCCGCCCGTTCACGATCCAGTATCAATCGCCGCTCGCGCGTGCGCAGAAGCTGGAGGAAGTCACCGCGATCGAGCGGCTCATGGGCGACGCGTCCGTCATGGCTCAGGTCGATCCGACGGTGCTCGACAACATCGACACCGACGAAGCCGTACGGCAGACAGCCAAGGGCCTCGGCGTGCCGGATTCGATCATCCGCCCGGCTGACAAGGTCGCGCAGTTCCGGCAGCAGAAGCAGGCCGCGCAGCAGCAACAGGCACAACAACAGATGGGCACCGAGGTCACAGGTGACGTGCTCAAGTCGGCGGGCAGCGCTGCAGCTCAACGCATGGTGGCGAACGCATGAAGGCGAACATTCCCGGCGCACAGGCAGTAGCGAGTGGCGCGACGCCCGAGGATTATCGCGTCGTGTTCGAGATGAGCCCGATCGGCAATGCAGTGCTCGAAGATCTCGTCGCGCGATTTAGCGGCAAGGTCTACGTGCCTGGTGGCCTCGAAGGCGAACGCGAGACGTGCTTTCGCAGCGGCAAGCGCGAAGTCGTCGAGCACATCCTGCGAATGATTAACCGCGCCAACGGCGCACCCTCAACCGAAGAAGGAGATTGACCATGGCTGGCTCTTCGACCCTGAGCGGCTCCGGCTGGACCGCTAACCCGATGTACGACACGCGTTTCGCGAAGAACGTCTCGATCGCGACGACGCCCGGCCAACCGGCCGCTGGTCTGGGCACGGACGGCGATCTCGTGATCGACACCGTTGCCCGCAAGATCTACGAGAAGACGGCAGGCAGCTGGTCGGCCGGCACGTCGTACTAAGCAGCGCAGCACACACAACGAAGCGAGGACACAAACATGCATTGGCTCTGGAGGCGGTATGTACGGATGGATCAGGCGGGCGGCGATGGCGGTGCTGGCGGTGGCGGAGTCGGCGCCGGGGGCGCAGCTGGCGCGAATGGCAGCGCAGGCGCGGAAGGCGGAGCGGCAGGCGTGGGCGGATCTGCAGGCGGTGCGGGCGGCGCAGCCGGGGCAGGCGGTGCCGGTGATGGATCGGGATCGGGCGGTGCAGCTGCTTCTTCAGCCCTTGCCGGTGGCGCAGCGGGGGCGTCGGCCGCTTCGAATCTCGACTGGTTGCCCGAGAAATACCGCGTCAATGCTGCGGACGGCACGCTCGATCTGAGCGCATCAGCGCAAAAGCTCGCCGGTGGTTATGGCGAGCTGGCGAAGCGCTTCGGCGAGGGCGGAGCAGCGCCGAAGACCGCCGACGAATATCAGGTCGCGGTGCCCGACACCCTCAAGGAAGCCGTGGGCGACCTCGCGCAGGATCAGGTCTACACCGGCTTTCGCGGCAAGATGCACGAGCTGGGCCTCTCGCAGAAGCAGTTCGAAGGCGTGATGGACTATTACTTCCAGACCGTGCCGAAACTCGCCCAGGGTGCCGCGCAGTACAACACGGAAGCCGCAACAGCAGAGCTGCGCAAGGCATGGGGCGATGACGCCACGTTCAGCAAGAACGTTGGCCTGTCGTATCAGGCCGCGACGACGATCGCGAAAGCCGCGGGCATGTCGTTCGACGATCTGGAGAAAGCCGGGCTCGCGAACAACCCTACGTTCATCAAGATCATGGCCGCAGTCGGACCCGAGTTCTCCGAGGATGCGCCGCCGATGGAGGGACGCGCCAGCACGTTCCAGTCGCAGGACGATATCAACAAGCTGCTCATCCATCCGGCCAACGCAGACCCGAAGCACCCGGAACACAAGTCCATCCGCGCTCGCATCGACGCCTATTACGCACGCAAGTTCGGCGACACGCCCGTGCGCTAACGATGTCTCCTCGCTGCCTTTGGCGATTTGCCCCGCTTCGGCGGGGCTTTTTTTTGACTGTTGGTCGGGAATCCGACAGCGCACTCAAACGAACATCGCTGTCATTCGGCCCGCAGTGGCGTGCGGACACCCGATCAGCCCGAAGCATCGCGTTCGCCGACGTGATGCCGTATCACAGGCCCGGCAACGGACACCCTGAAGGCGACTGGAAAAACTCGAAACCTTTTGGAGTCCAACATGCAAACGTCAGTGAATGACAGCATCACCCAGGCATTTGTCCAGCAGTTCGCCGACGGCTACATCATGGCCGCGCAGCAGAAGGAATCGCGCCTGCAGGCCACGGTCACGGACTACGGTTCGGTCACGGGTTCGAGCTTCACCGCGAACAACATGGGCGCGAGCGAAGCGAACGACGTCGTTTCGCGTCTTTCCGACACGGTCTGGAACGACAACCCGAATGACACGCGCGTCGCGCTGATGCAGGACAAGGACTGGTCGACGCCGATCGACAAGTACGACGTGCCCAAGCTCAAGGCGAACCCGCAAGGCACGTACATGCAGAACGGGCTTGCGGCGCTCAACCGCAAGAAAGACGCGGTGATCTACAACGCGCTGCTCGGCTCGTCGATCACGCGTTCGGCAGAAGCCACGCCGTACGGCTCGATCGCGCTGCCCTCGTCGCAGAAGATTCTCGACGGCGGCGTCGGCATGACGAAGGCGAAGCTCATCACGTGCAAGAAGCTCTTCCGCAAGCGCGAGGCCGATCAGTTCAACGGCGAGCAGCTGTTCATGCTGTACGACTCGGAAATGCTCGAAGACATCCTGAGCGACACGACGCTGACGTCGGCCGACTTCATGGCCGTGAAGATGCTGCAGGACGGCGATATCTCGGGCAAGTGGCTCGGCTTCAACTGGGTGCCGTACGAAGCGCTGCTGACGGTGGGTACGGTCAAGACGACGGCTGCGTACTGCAAGTCGTCCACGCAGTTCGGTGTCGGCATGAATCGCGACATCGACATCGGCCCGCGTCGTGACAAGCGCAACGCGATCCAGATCTACATCGGCGAGTCGTACGGCGCAGTGCGTACGGACGAAAACAAGGTCGTGACGATCGACTACCAGTTCTAAGCGACTGGCCAACTCACCTGATTCAGGAGCATAGAAATGTCTGAAGCTAACTCGAACCAGATGGCCAAGGTTCTCGCAAGCCCGGCCTCGAAGCTGCAGCCGAACGAAACGCTCGGCCGCTCGCGGATCATGTTCGGCCAGATCACGTCGATCTCCGGCCAGATTGGAGACACGATCTATTTCGGTCGCATCCCGAAGGGCGCGCGTATCACGGGCTGCTGGCTGAACACGGCGGCCGGCACGGCAAGCTCGACGCTCGCGATCGGTCTGCGCAAGACGTCGGACAAGACGGTGATCGATGCCGCTGGCCTCGCTGCCGCGACCTCGATCGCCGCGGCTCAGAAGACCGACACGATCGGCACCGGCAACCTGACGAAGCAGGGCCTGTCGTACGTCACGCCGTCAGAAGTCGACGTGTACGGCACGATCGCAGGCGCCGTGACGCCTGTTTCGCCGGGTCAGCTGATCTCGGTGACGGTCGATTACGTGATCGATTGACGGGCGCCGTACCCGGCTCGTTGTTCTGTGGACATGCCGGGGGCGTTTGCTCCCGGCATTTTTGTTTGAGGCAAAGCGATGGCCAGCAGCATATCTATCTGTTCGAACGCATTGATCCGACTCGGCGACAAGCCGATTTCGTCTTTTCAGGACCCGACGCAGCGTGCGCAGAACTGCTCGATCCTGTATCCGGAGATGCGCGACGCGGTGCTGCGAAAGCACCCATGGAATAGCGCGACCAAGCGCGTTGTGCTCGCGCCGCTGGCGGACGCGCCCGCGTTCGACTATCCGTACCAGTTCCAGCTTCCGGACGACTGGCTCAAGACGATTCAGGTCGGCAGGCTGCACGTGCCGCTTTCCTACACCGTCGAGGCGAACCGCATCCTGACGTTCGTGAACGCGCTGCCGCTCGTCTACATCTTCCGCAACACCGTCGAGCAGACTTGGGAAAGCACACTGATCGACGTGATGACGGCGGCCATGACGGCGGCGCTCGCGTATCCGATCACGCAGTCGGCCTCGATGATGCAGGCGAAGACTGCCGAGTTTGTCGCGGCGCTGAAAGAAGCCAAGGCCATCAACGGCCAGGACGACGACGAGGAAACGCTCGGTAACTTCCCGCTGCTCGCCGGCCGCTTCTACAATCCGACGCGCGCACCGGGGCGATAAGCGATGGCGAAAATCACCACCGTCCAGAGCAACCTCAACGCGGGCGAGCTGTCGCCGGATCTCGCCGGACACATTGACCTCGATCGTTATGCGAACGGCGTCAAGACGATGCTCAACGCTGTGCCGCAGATCTCGGGCGGTGCGAAGCGCCGCGCAGGATCACGACTGGTCGCGCCGACGAAGACAACCAGCACCACACGCATAATTCCGTTCGTGTTCAGCAAGTCTCAGGCGTACGTCATCGAGCTTGGCGACGGCTACGCGCGCTTCTACACACTCGACGGTCAGATCGTGTCAGGTGGCACGCCGATCGAACTCGATATGCCGTGGGCCGCGTCCGATGTGTTCAACGTCGAGTTCTCGCAGGGCAGCGACACGATGTTCATGGCGCATCCGGCGACGCCGATCAAGCGCCTTGCGCGTATCTCACAGGCCGCGTGGACGATCAGCGATGCGCCCTTCGATCCCGCGCCGATCGACGAGATAGGTTTTCATCCGGGCGCCTCGTTGAGCCTGAGTTCCACGGGCGTCGGCGCAGCCACGGCGACGACGTCGACCACGCAGTTTCTGAGCAGCGACGTCGGCCGCAACATCATTGCGGGTTCCGGTCAGGCTGAGATCACGGGCGTCGTGAGTTCGACCGTGGCCAACATCACCATCACGTCGCCGTTCTCGGCGGCGGCCGTGAATCCGGGCGGGTGGAAGTTCGATCAGTCGCCGCGTGTCGCGCTCACGCCATCGAACAGCACGCCCGTCGACGGAACGATATCGCTTGTGGCGGACGGTGACGCGATCGGTGTAGCGTCCGTCTCGCTGACGGGCACGACGATGACGCTCAATTCGAACGATCCGCACAACCTGTCTGTCGGCCAGCAGATCGTGCTGTCGGGCTTCGAGTCGGCTGGCCTCGACGGCCTGTACACGGTTGCGACCGTGCCGAGCGTCACGCAGATCACGTTCACGTTCAATGGCAGTCTGCTGGCGGGCGGCACGCTCGGCACTGTGTATCCATTCGGCACGGGCGCCGCGTGGCGCGGCTTTGAGGTCGGCCAGTATGTGTCGATCAATGGTGGCCTCGTGGAGATCACGCAGATCATCAGCCAGGCGAAGGTGTTTGGCCGCATTGTCAAGGCGTTGACAGGCACGGTGACTGCGCCTGCCGACAGCTGGTCGCTGGAATCGCCGATGTGGAACGCCAATGACGGCTATCCGCGCGCGGTGAGCATCTACGGGCAGCGTCTCTATGCAGCAGGTTCGGACGGCTATCCGGAGCGATTCTGGGCCAGCGCGACGGGCCTTTACTACGACTTCACGCCCGGCACCGACGACGCCGACGCATTCTCGTACGCGGCCGCATCAGATCAGGTCAATCAGGTCTCGCACCTTGCGTCCTCGAAGGTGCTCGCGATGCTTACGGAAGGCGAGGAATTCACCATCTCCGGAGGCAGCGGAAACGGGATCACGCCGACGAACATCAGCGTTACGAGCCAGTCCGTGTTCGGCTCATCGTCGACGCGGCCCGTGCGCGTCGCAAACGAACTGATCTACGCGCAGCGCGCTGGCAAAAAGATCCGCTCGATGAATTACGACTTCAATACGGATTCGTTCCGTTCGCAGAACCTCACGCGGCTCGCGTCGCACATAACGGGCGACGGCATCGTCGATATGGCATTTCAGGCCGAGCCGAATCCCGTCGTGTGGATGGTGCGCAGCGACGGCGTGCTCGTGTCGATGACCTACGATCGCGATGACAACGTCTGCGGCTTCGCACGCCATACGACGGATGGACTCTACAAGTCGGTGTGCGTGATCCCCGGTGAAGATGGCGACGTCCTGTTCGCAGTCGTGCAGCGCACGATCAACGGCCAGACGGTGCAGTACGTCGAGCAGTTCGATCAGGACGTCATGACGGATGCGGCCATCGTGGGCAGCAGCGCGATTGCCGAAACGGTATGGACCGGCCTCGGCGCACTGGAAGGCACGACGTGCGATGTCAAGGGTGACGGCGTTTTCATGGGCAGGTTCAAGGTAACGGGTGGCCAGATCACGCTGCCGCGTGCCGCGAAAACACTGGAAGTCGGGCTGCATTACGACAGCACGCTCGTGCCGCTCACGCCGAATATCTCGGGCGGCCTTGGCACGTCTCAGGGCAACCAGCAGCGCACGGGCACGGTCATCCTGCGTTTCCTCGAAACGACTCGCTGTCTTGTTGATGACCAGGTCATTGCGTTCCGCGAGTTCGGGCCCGATGTGCTCGACCAGCCGCCGATGCCATTCACAGGAGACAAGGACATCAGCGAATTCGGCTGGGACACGACATCCGAGTTTTCCATCAGGCAGGACCAGCCTTATCAATGGCACGTCCTCGCGATCATCCGCCAGTTCACCGTCAACAACGGCTAGACCATGATCCGACACGCAACACACGAAGACATGCCCGAGCTGCTCGCAATGGCTCGCGAACTGGTCGCCGAAGGCCGCTTCGCGCCGTTCGGCTTTATCGAGCAGCGCGTGCGCGAGACGTTCGAACCGCTGCTCAATGGCGCAGGCGTGATCTTCGTTGCAGAACGCGACGGCAAGATCGTCGGCGGCATGGCCTGCGGCAAGTCGCGTGACTGGTTCTCGGACGTGCCGCTGACATTCGAGTACGGGCTATATACGCGCCCGGGTGAACGCGGGGCGATGACAGGTGGACGGCTGATCACCGCCTATCTGCTGTGGGCGAATGCGCTCGCGCCCGTCGTCAACATCAATGCGGGCGTCACCTCGGGCGTGCATCAGGAACGCACGATCGCGCTTTATCTTCGCATCGGGCAGCGGCTCGGAATTCCAATTCGCGTCATCGGCGCAGCACTTTCCAATCAGGGGTGAATAAATGGCATGGCTCGCACTAGTGGCGCAGGCTGGCGGCGCTGTCGTCAATGCGCAAGGGGAGAAGCAGGCGGCCAACGCGCAGGCAGAGCAGCTGACGATGCAGTCCAATCAGGACAATCAGACGGCTGACCAGACGCAGGCTGCAGGCTATCAGGCTGCGCAACGCATTCGCACACAGGGGAAAAGCAACGTCGGCGCGGCGACTGCTTCCCTTGCGGCCTCGGGCGTCGACGTCAGCCAGGGCACGGCGAACGATATCCGCACGAAGATCACGCAGAACGCCGAGCAGGATGCCGTCAACACGATCCTGAATTCCGACAGCAAGGCGTCGAACCAGCGCCTGCAGGCTTACTACGAGCAGCAGGGCGCGGCTGACGCGCTCAAGGCTGGCAGGACGGCACTCGCCAAGACCGCGCTCAGTGCGCTTGCGGGCGGTGCCAAGACCACCAGCGGATGGAAGACCGCCGCCGGTTCATCGTCCTCGGCAGATACCTCTTTCGACAACCCTTCTGACTACGGTTAAACCATGGCTCGAATCCCTCTCGGCAATCAGGGCGACGTCGTCGCGACGCCGCCGCAACAGGTTCAGACTTCGGTCGCGGACTTCGGCGGCCTGTCGGCTGCTGCGAAAGAGAGTCTCGGCGCGACACTCACCGACGCCGGCGACCAGCTCGCGCTGAGACAGCAGAAGCTTAACGACGATCTGCAGCGCACGGCGGCAGCTTCCGCGTTTCAGGAGCATTCGACCAACGTGCAGATCGCAATGAAGAACGCGGGCACGAAGCTCCAGAGCGGCGAGATCGATCAGACGGGCTATCAGTCTGCGGTGCAGGACGCCGTGAAAAGCTCGTACGACTCGACGATCGGCGCGCTTCCGGACAACCATTACAAGAACGTCGCGGACACCCAGTCGAAGGGTCTGAATCGCACGATCGCGCTCGGCACGCAGGAAGCGCTGACGCGCAACACGCAGCAGCTCATCGGTGCGAACGCGCAGTCGCTGCTCGACACGGCAGGCAAGAGCATCGCCGTCAACCCGGCAATCATCGACAGCACCGTCGAGACGACGAAAGCGAACTATCTGCAATCCGCTGCCGCTGCCGGCATCGCGAAGCCGGTCGCGGAGAAGACGGCGCAGGACTGGGCCGACTCGCAGTACGCGCAGCACGCGCAGACGGCGGCGATCAACGCGCGCTCGAATGGTGACCTCGCCGCGCTCACGCAGCTGCAGACCGATCTGACGGACCCGAAAGGCTTCTATGCGGGCAAGATGGACGCCAACCAGCGCAATCAGGTGCTGTCGAACGTCGTGTCGCAACGCCTCGCGCTGGAGAACGCGCAGGGCGCCGAGCAGCAGGCGCGCGAGAATGCGGCCGTAACCGCGTTCAATCAGGGGCTGGACCTGATGAATCAGGGCAAGCAGTTCAGTCCTGCGTATTCGAAGCAGCTGACGGACGCGACGACGGGCACGGCGCTCGCCGGGCAGACGCAGGAGCTGATCTCGAACGCCGCGAAGAACGCCGGTTTCTCGACGCTCACGATCCCGCAGATGCGCGCCACGATCCAGCAGGACCAGAGCGCGGCCAACACGCCGGGCGTCGGCACCGATCCGGCGACGGCTGCGGCGGTCAAGCAGCGCATGCAGATCTACACGGCGAGCGTCGAGGCGTACCAGAAAGACCCGTGGAATGCAGCGCTTGATCGCGGCGTCATCCAGTCCGTTCCGCAGATCGACACGTCGAGCATCCCGGCTCTGAACGCTTCGCTTGCAGCGCGCGGCAAGGCCGCTGGTGTGATCGATCAGGCGGCCGGTCGGCAGGTATCATTGCTGACGCCGGACGAAGCCCAGACGGTGCTCAAGACGGTCGAGGCGCTGCCCGTCGATCAGCAGGCTCAGGTGCTCAACGGCATCGGCAGTGCATTCGGCCAGGGCGCGCGGATCAGTGATCTGGCCACGCAGTGGAAGGAAAAGAATCCGGCCGTCTCGCTCGCATTGAAGTACGGTGCCATGGGCGCGAGCGGCTCGCCACTCACCACCGTCACGGGCCAGCCGGTTAGCGCGTTCATCCTGTCCGGACAGCAGGCGATCAAGGACAAGACGGTCAAGGTGGATGACACCGTCGGCACAGGCATGCGCGCGACAATTGCCAACGCCATCGAGGGCGCCATGCCGCCCGATCAGGCCAGCGACGCGAAGGAAAGCGCCTACTACATCGCGATCGGCAGCGCCGCGCGTAATGGCCGCGCAGTGCCGAACGACACCGACGTGCAGAGCGGCATCGCCGCGGCTACAGGTGGCATTTCGACGACGGGTGGTACGCGCTACAACGGCAATCCGAACCGCGTCGCGATGCCGTATGGCTGGCGCGAGAACGATTTTCAGGCGAGCGTCAAAAGCGCCAACGCGGGCAACATCGAAAACACCGTCAACGGCAAGCCGATCGACACGGTGTACGCCAATGGCAAGCCGATCCCCGTCGACGACTTCATGTCGAAGTTCCCGAGCTACCAGCTCGTGCGCGTCGGCGTGCGCGGCACCTATGCAGTGGCAACCGGTTCGCGGTTCGTCACTGATTCGACGGGTGCTCCCGTAACGGTTCACCTGACGCTTGGCCAGAAGCCGAATGCGCCGCAGGCCGCGACGGCGACGCCCGACACGATCAACAACCCGTTCTGAGGTTCGAATGCCGATTGACGACTTGTATTCCGAATCGACGGGCGCTTATCTGGCCGGCTCGAATCAGGTCAATGTGCCGGTTCCGCAGACGCAGCCGTCCACCTCGATTACGTCTATCGCGCGCGCAGCTGCACGCGGTGTCGGGCAGGGCGCGCTCAATCTGGGCGGTGCCGCGTCCGACCTGTTCGCAGGTGCCTCGCAGATCTTCGTCGATCCGGATACGCTTGCGCTGAACTCGAATGCGCAGGCACAGACAGACTCGCAGATCAACGATGCAATTGCCAAGGCGCGCGCAGGCCACCTGTTCGAATCGCGCTTTGGCAGCGCAGCTTACGATCTCGCCGACACGCTCAAGCCCGATCCGACGAAGAGCACGGCTGTCGATCAGGTGGTGCAGGGCGCTGTGTCAGGGCTGACGCAGATCGTTCCGGCTGCTGTGCTTGGCGGCCCGCTCGCGGGCGCGGTGGTGGGTGGCGCATCGATCGGCCTTGGGCGCGCGGAAGATCTCAAGCGGCAGGGTGTCGACGTTGGCACGCGCACCGCCGTCGGCGGCGTCGAAGGCGTGCTGGGCGGTGCTGGCGCGGTGCTGCCGGTGGCAGGCTCTACGATCGCGCGCACGGCCGGTCTGGTGGCAGTCGGTGGTCCCGGCCTGGGCATCGCGCAGGGCGCGGCAGAGAAGGCCATTCTGCGCAATGCAAACTATGACCACCTCGCTGACCAGATCGACCCGCTCGACCCGACGAATCTCGCGGCCTCCACACTGATCGCGGGTGTCTTCGGTGCGGCGCATACGGTGGGCGCGGCACGCGCCGCAAAGGCTGACGCCGCTGCTGTGACGGCGCAGACGGGCAATGCGCAGATGCCGCTCACGGACATGACAATCGCCGCGCGCAAGGCGTTGCGTTACGACTCGCCGCAGCTCGACGCATACGCAACACAGGCTGCGCAGGCCGCTGGCGTGCCGCCGCAGATGCTGCTGTTCATCAAGAATCAGGGCGAGCGTTCGAACAGCAATCAGGTCAGTCCGGCGGGCGCCAAGGGCGTCATGCAGTTCACGCCCGACACATGGTCCGCGTACGGCAAGGGCGACCCGACAGACCCGGTCAACTCGATCGATGCGGCCGCCGCATACGCGAAGGATCTGCTGCAGCGCTATAACGGCGATGTGCGTGCGGCAATCACCGAGTACAACGGCGGCGTCAAGCAGGCGCAGGCGGTGCATGCGGGCGGTGCGCCGACGGCAGACGAGACGGTTGCCTACCTCCAGCGCTACGACAGGTTCGCAGCCAATCACCAGATCGACACGGCCGCATTCAACCCGACGCCCGATCAGGTCGATGCCGCGCTTGTTTCGCACGGTCAGCAGATGGTCGACGACGCCTACATCTTCGGCACACCAGACCCGTCCGCCATGGCTGACCATCAGGAGGCGTTCGAACTGGCCGCACGCCAGATGGGCGATGGGCAGATGCCCGATGTCACGCGCTATTTCACGCCCGACGATGAGTTCCGCGCCAATGCGCTCGACGCGCTGATCGGTGACGCGGAGAGCTTTCGCACGGAGACGGCGGCGACTGCGGCAAACCTGCAGGATCCCGGCACGATCGCTCAGGTGCGCGGCGAGCTGGACACGCTCCGCGCTGCGCGTCCGGACGACTCGGCAGCGGCGGTAAAGGAACTGACCCGCCAGATTCAGGACTCCGGCGTCAAGTTCAAGGCGGCCGCCGCGCAGGCGCAGAAGCAGATCGACGGTCTCGTATCCGAGCACGAGGCGCGCGTCGCGCGGCTGGAAAAGATCATCTCCGACAATGCCGAAGCGCAGCGCGCATCACAGTCCCTACCGACGCTGGATTCACAGATCGAGCAGATGCGCGCACACCGCGCGACGATCGACGTTCCGGCTAGCCGCCGCACGCCGATTGCCGATTTCGTCTCGCGCATCGCGAAGGAGCAGCGCCGCTTTGCCAGCGCAGAGCCGCGCAGCGTTTCCGATGCCGCCAACGCGATCGAGCCCGATGCATTCGCGCGCGCGGCCGCGACGCCGCGAGACACCGCCAGCACGCAGGCGGCGACGGCCGAGCCGACAGCCGTCGAGCAGAACGTGCGCGACGCTGCTGCTGCAAACCCTGACACACAGGTCCATCTCGACGCCACGGGCGGCCAGTTCGAAGGCAAGATCGGCGATGCGCTGCAGCTGATCGACGACGAGCACGCAGCCACCATTGCCGACTCGAAGCTCTTCCAGGTGGCCGCTTCCTGCTTTATCTCCACAGGAGAATGACGAATGCGCGATAAATGCGCCGCCGCTGTCTCTCAGGCCGCAGGCCGACAGCTCACCAAAGCCGAACTCGACGGAATCGAGAACCGCGTGCGCGCCGGCATGCGTGCCGTTGCCAATCAGGACGTCAACGCATGGCGCGGCATGACACAGGCCGATCGCATCAATGCGGGCGCGGAGTGGGCGCGCGACCAGCTCACGCGCGAGGCCGATCTCGACAAGGCCCGCAAGCAGCTGCAGATCGCCAAACAGATCGAGACGACGGATCGAATCCAGCAGGAGCTGTACGCGAATCCCGAAAAAGCTCACGCCAGACGCGCTCGCGAAAAGGTCGTGAAGGGTGATATCGAGCATTCGTACGTACTGGCGGGCGCCATCAAGGCGGATTACATGCGTGGCACGATGGGCGCGATCGACGCAATGAAGCACGGCCAGAACTTCGTGGCGCGCGCGTTCGACGTCGACAACCCCGCCATGGAGCGCGACATCATTCGCGAGATCTATCGCGGCGCGGACGGCTCGACGGGCAACGACGTCGCGAAGGCGGCGGCCGAGCAGATCGGCAAGACGACGGGCGCAATGCGCGAGCGCTTCAACAAGGCGGGCGGCAACGTCGGCGAGCTGGACTACGGCTACGTTCCGATCCGCCACGCTCAATCACGCGTGCTCGGCAACGGCAGCGACGCGCAGCGCCACGCATGGGCCGACTTCGTTCTGCCGCGTCTCGATCGCGGGCAATACCTTGACGACGCTGGCAACCCGATGAGCGACGCCGAGATCCGCCAGATGCTCGTTGGGGAAGACCGTCAGGCGTGGGAACAGAAGAACATCGCCGCGAAGGGCCAAGGCGTCGAGCCGCGCAAGCAGGGCGTCTGGGACACGATCGCCTATGGTGGCGTCAGCAAGATCGTGCCGGGCGAGACGACGGGAACAGGCGCGCGCGCGAACGCCGGTTCGCAGCATCGCGTGCTGCACTTCAAGGACGCCGACGCGCACATGGAGTACAACACCCAGTTCGGCGAGGGCTCGCTGCTGGATGCGCTGACGGATCACATCGGCGGCATGGCCAAGAATATCGCGCTCGTCGAGCGCTATGGCCCGAACCCGACGCGCAACATGCGCACGCAGATGCAGCTCACCGCCGTGCATGACAACACGGAGCTGCGCACGCTCGAAGGCGGCATGACGTCGATCGGCGCTTACTGGAACTACGTCACCGGCAACACCAACACGCCCGTCAATCCGGCGATGGCCAAACGCTTCGAGACGCTGCGCACGACCGTCAGCGCGATCAAGCTGCAGGGCACGATCCTCGCCGCGCTTGGCGACGTCGGCACGCTGTTCGTGACGGCTGGCTACAACAAGGTGCCGTTCTTCCGCACGCTCGGCACGGCGGCCAAACTGGCCGCGCCCGGTTCGAAAGACTTCCGTTCGTGGCTGTCGTCGCAGGGGCTGATCGCGGAAACGCTCGAGCACGGCATGAACCGCTGGGGCACGGACAATCTGTCGACGAGCTGGGCCAAGAACCTGTCAGCATCCACGATGAAGTTTGGCGGCGTCACGGGCTGGACCGATGCGCTGCGCACCGGGTTTCAGGCGAACATGATGCGCGGCCTTGCCGAGATCAGCGGCAAGGATTGGGGCTCGCTCACGGAATGGGACCGACGCTCGCTGGAGCGCTCGGGGATCACGCCGGAAGACTGGGCAGTCGTGAACAAGGCGACACCAGGCGACTACAACGGCAGTCAGTACCTGACGCCCGATTCGATCTATGCGACGGGTGACGCGAACGCGCAGAACGTCGTGCCGAAGCTGCTCGGCATGATCCGCGAAGAGGGCGAGTTCGCCGTGCTCAATCCGGATCTGACGACGAAGGTCATCACGTCGGCCACGCCGGGCACGTGGCGCGGCGAGCTGCAAAAGACGTTCATGCAGTTCAAGAGCTTCCCGATCGCGATGGTGACGCGCCACTGGGGGCGACTCGCGGAGATGCGCCGCTCGGGTGACTTCAAGGTCGAGGGTGCGCCCGCACTCGCCAATCCTCTTGCGTACGGCGCGGCGCTTGTCGTCAGCACGACGCTGATCGGCGCGATATCGACGGAGCTGAAGAACATCATCAATGGCAAGGATCCGGAATCGCTCGGTGGCGACGTCAAGCACGCCGCATCGTTCTGGACACGCGCATTTGCCGTCGGTGGCGGCGCAGGCTTCGCGGGCGACATGCTCAACGCGGCGTTCACCAGCACGGACTACGGCTCGCTGCTGTCGAGCGTCGTCGGTGGCCCGGTTGCCTCGACGCTGTTCGAGCCGCTGCGCGCGATATCGCAGAATGCGCAGGATGCCGCCCAGGGTAAGGACACGCACCTGAGCGCGGATCTCGTGAAGATCGCGCAGTCGAACACGCCGATTCTCAACCTGTGGTTCTGGAAGACTGTGTGGAATCGCCTGATCTGGGATAACCTCGCGGAGAACATTTCGCCGGGTGTGACGCAGCGAAACATCAGCCGGTCTAACAAGCAGTACGGCAACGATTACTGGTGGTCGCCCGGCACGTCGTCACCGCAACGCGCGCCGAGCTTCGGGGGGCAATGATGAAGATCGAACAATACGAACGCCTGCAGGCGCTGGCAGAGAAGCTGACCGACGTCTTTCTCGACGAAGCCGATCCGGATGGCTGGCCGGGCGCAGGCACGCCGCTCGCGTCGATGGACAAGACGACGCGAGGTGACCGCTACTGGTCGAAGAAAAACGCTGCGGCGACCGTGATGCTGATTGGACGTGTCGAGACGCTTGTCGGCTCGATCCAGAAGGGCAGCGCCGCGGGCGATGGTGCGAACGCCGTGCACGAGACGGAAGACGAGCTCGACGCGGAAATCGCCGCCGCCGAGAAAGAGGCGGCGATCCTGCTGAATCAGGCGCAGAACAGCGCGCGCAAGGCGCAGTTCGATAAACGCGTCCATGGCAAGGGATAAGGTCGGCTTCCTCGCCTTCTTCCTGATGTGGGCGAAGGTGCAGGGCTGGAAGGTTCCACTGCTGCACGTTCGTATCTGCCACTGGCTGGAGACGTGCGACGATCCCGTGCGCGTGTTGCAGGTGTTTCGTGGCGCGGCTAAATCGACCATCTACGCCGTGTTCAAGGCGTGGTGCCTGTACCGCAATCCATCGCTGCGCTCGCTGATCTGGTCGGCTGACGGGCCGCTGTCGAAGAAGCTCACGCGCGACGTTATCAATGTGCTGCGCCGGCATCCGCTGTGCGCCGGCATGCTGCCCACGAAGCCAGGCTCGCAGATGTTCTGGGTCAACGGTGCGGGCGATCCGCGTAACGCCAGCATGACGGCCGTCGGCGTCGACCAGAACGTGACGTCTGCGCGCGCGGACAGCATTGACTATGACGACGTCGAAGTTCCGAAGAACATCAAGACGCCCGAGGCGCGTGAGAACCTGCGCCTGAAGATTCAGGAGGCGACGTTCATTCTGGTGCCAGGCGGGCAGGAAACGTACATCGGCACGCCGCACACGCACGACTCCATCTATCCGGAACTGATCGCGGCTGGCGCCGCGTCGCTCAAGATCCCGCTGTTCGAGTCGTCCATCCGCTACGAGGACACCTCGCAGGAGACGCGCTACTCGTTCCCGTTCACGCCGGGCGAGGACGGTCTCTACGTGATGGCGGGCATCTACAAGCACGCGCGCCTGATGCGGGAGGGCAACGACTACCGCGTCGAGGGTCGCGAGATCGTGTTCAGCCGGCCGCCTGGCACGATCATCGACATCTACGCCCACTGCGCATGGCCCGAGCGGTTCACGCGCGACGATATCGAGAAGCGTCGCAAGAAAACGCGCACCCTGAATTATTGGGACTCGCAGTACATGCTCGAAGCCAAGCCGCTGACCGAGTGCCGTCTCGATCCGGAAAAGCTGCTGGCGTACGACGCCGAACCCATTGTCGCCATGGCCAACCGCGAAATGCGCATGATGCTGGGCGCGGCGCGCATCGTCAGCGCGCGGGCCTATTGGGACTGTGCTACCGGCAAGGTAAATGCCGACGATTCCGTGATTTCGCTGATCCTCGATGACGCGGCGGGCAACTACTACTGGCAGGTGGCACAGGCGCTGCTCGGCGACTTCGCCGTCTTTTCGAGCGGCGAGAACTCGAACATCACGGGCGGGCAGGTGATGCAGGTGTGCGACCTGATCGCGAAGTACGCCATTCCGCAGATCTACGTCGAAACCAACGGTGTCGGCTCGTTCGTTCCGCAGCTGCTGCGCAAGGCAATCCGGCAGCGCAAGCTCGTGTGCGGCGTGATTGAGCGTGCGGCGACCGTCAACAAGAACGAGAAAATCCTCGCGGGCCTCGAAGGCCCACTTAAATCCGGCGTGCTGTGGGCGCACGTCGATGTGCTCGACGGTCCTGTCTGGGACCAGATGCAGCAGTTCAATCCCGTCGTCAAGAACCAGCCTGACGACTATATCGATTCCGGCGCCTCGGCAATCCTTGAGGCCCCTGTCCGTATCGGGAAGTTGGTCGGGAATCCGACTCCTGATGAACGGCACGATTGGCGTCCATCAACGGGCGTGCACGAAGTGACGCTCGAAATGTAGCGCCGCCTTTGCGCGGCGCGCCCACACAGAGAGGCCGCCGCGTGACAGTCCCACAACAGACCCCCATCATCGCCTATGCGGGCAACGGCGTTTCCACGCTGTTTGCTTTCCCGTTCAAGATCCTCGAAAGCGGTGATCTGATAGTGCTGCTTGACGGTACGCAGCAGACCGTCGGATCGCAGTATTCGATCAACGGCATTGGCAACGCGAGCGGTGGTTCGGTCCAGTTCAATACGCCGCCCGCAGCTGGCGGGAAGATCATCCTCTACCGCGACGTTGCGCTTGAGCGCGACACTGATTATCAGGACAACGGTGATCTGCTCGCCGACACGGTCAACGCCGATTTCGACCGTATCTGGATGGCGCTGCAGGACATTGGCGGCAGCAGCCGGCGCGCGATCCAGTATCCACTCACCGAGTACAGCGCAGACGGCACTCTGCCCGAAGCAGCGCTGCGCGCGATGAAGTTGCTTGGATTCGACGATCAGGGCAATCAGACGATGATCCCGCTGCCCGCCAGCGTCGGTGCGGGCAATCTGATCGACGAACTGGGCAGCGATGGCAAGCCGGGGTTCAAGGCGGGTGTGGACTATACGGCAGGCGTCAGCACATCGATCACCCTGGCGAATGACTATGGCTCCAAGGCCAATCTGACGTATGTGTCGTTCGACTCATCGCTACAGGGGGCGGACTCGTACTCCCTGTCCGGAAAGGTGCTCACGTTTCTCGATGCGGCTGGCAACCCGACTCCGATCCCGGCCGGGTTCAGCAAGGTATTTGTGAAGGGAGGCACGACCGTTTCCCTGCTGACACCGCCGGATGGTTCCGTAAGCGATGTGAAGATCGCGCCCAGCTCGAGGCTGTATGACCGGATCGCGAACATCTTCGATGTCATGGACTATGGCGCGACGGGTGTGGGCGGCGATGATACGGCGGCATTTATTGCTGGCGTCGCGGCGGTTTCCGCGCGAGGGGGCGGTGTGCTGTACGTGCCGCCCGGCGTGTATGGCATCGCTGTTACGGGCGTGAACGTACCGTCGAACGTGACGATCCTCGGTGCCGGTCGCGGAGCGACGGTCCTGAAGCCGCTTGGCAACCTGACTGCGGGCACGCTGAGCATTGCTGGCAAGACGAATGTCCACTTCGAAGGCATCACGTTCGATGGCGTCAACTCGACGACGAACATTCCGGTTGTCACGTACAACCTGTGCGACCGTTTCAGCGTCACGAAGTGTGAGTTTCTCAATTTCGCCGTGTTCGGCCTGAGCATCAACGGCGGTACAAACGGCGAGGTGCAGGACAACTACTTCAACTTCCCGACGCCAGTAGGCACCCAGAATCAGGCGCTCAACATCTCCGTATCGGCCGGCAGCGTGAATAACGTGAACGTCCGGCGCAATGTGATGATCGGCAGCGCGATGGACGTTGCTGGATCGTATCTGAAGATCGAGGGCAACTTCATCAACGGCTGGAAGTTCGGCGCTGGTGTGACTGTCGAGGTCGGATCGGAAGAGCTGCAGATAATCGGCAACGTCTGTACGGGCGGCACGGGCAACGACGTCAACAACACCATCTGTCTCGGCATCGAGAACTGGTCGACGCGTTCGCTCATCGCCAACAACATCTGCGCATCGAACGACGGCGATGGTATCGACAACGGCGGTCAGCAATGCACGATCACCGGCAACATCTGCTTCAACAACGGCAAGTACTCCGGTGGTGGCCACGGCTCGGGCATCGTCACGCGATATACGAACGGCGCGCAGAACGGCAATAACAGCGTGGTCGTTGGCAACGTCTGCTTCGATACCAACGGCGCGAGCGGCACGCAGTCATATGGCTACGCCGACGAAAACACGAACGTCGCGCGCGTGACTATCCGCGGCAACTTCTTCAACCAGAACAAGACGCGTCCCATGAACGTGCAGGGCTCGGCGATGGACGTAGATACGCCAATCCTGCACGGCTCTGTTGGTTTTACTCCCGGCACGCTGGCCAATGGCGCATCGGCGGGCGGCGGCATCACCGTTCCGGGCGCGCGCTTTGGTGACACCGTGGTCGCATCGTGGAGCGACGATCAGCAGGGCAACAAGCTGTTCGCTTTCGTCAAGTCGAATGACCTCGTCAACTTCCGCTTTGAGAACAACACAGGCGGGTCATCCACGTTTGGCGCGGGCACCGTGCGCGCAACAGTGACGAAGCCCGTCAACTGGGACGCCTACTAATCATACATAGACAGATTCCGGGGGAAGGATGGGTGAGCGGATGCGATACGAAGATCCGCCGCACACCGAGGGCGAAGGCTGGCGTGCGGTTGTAGAAGCCGTCGACAGTCTTCGCGACGAGATCGGTGCGCGGCACGTCGAAAACACAAGCTCGCTCGAAGTGCTTGAAAAGGATCTGAAGGTGGTTATCGAGCGCGTGGACGATCTGGCGAAAGGCTTTCCCGATGGTGATTGGGAAGGCCATCGACGGTATCACGAGGCCGTGATCAAGAAGATGGAAGCGCGCGCTCAGTTCTATTCGGATCTGCGCGGCAAGCTGGTGGAGAAGGGCGTGTGGGCGCTGATCCTTCTGCTAGGCGCTGCGCTCGTGCAATACGTCAAGACGAAGGTGACACAGTGAACGATTTCGATATGCCAACGATGGTCGCGGAACTCAGCCGCGACGAAGGTCGGCGCAATAGGATCTACACCGATACCGTCGGGAAGATCAGCGGCGGCGTCGGTCGCAATCTCTCTGACGTTCCGTTTGGCGACGACGAGATCGACCTGATGCTGACGAACGACATCACGCGCGCGTGCGCGGGACTCGACAAGGCCCTTCCGTGGTGGCGCTCACTCGATCCCGTGCGCCAGCGCGTGATGGTCAACATGGCGTTCAACCTCGGCATCAACGGGTTGCTGACCTTCGTCAATACGCTGGCCTTCATCGAGGCCGGATCGTGGGATCAGGCCGCCAGCGGAATGCTCAATTCGAAGTGGGCCAGACAGGTCGGCGCCCGCGCCCAACGCCTCGCGCAGATGATGCGCACCGGAGAAACCTCATGAACTGGAGCGATCTGAAAAGCGTCGTCGGGAAAGCCGCGCCCGTCGTCGGGACACTGCTCGGCGGCCCGGCGGGCGCTGCCGTCGGCGGCCTCGTTGCCGCCGCGCTCGGCACCGACAACACGCCTGATGCTGTGTCTGCCGCCTTGATCGGCAATCCGGATGCCATCGTCAAGCTGCAGGAACTGCAGACGAACGCGAAGGTGCAGCTGCAGCAGCTCGCGGTGACGGCCGAGGCGAACCGGCTGGCCGACGTGCAGAACGCTCGCGCGCGCCAGACTGCGAATCCAAAGGACTACACGCCGCAATGTCTGGCTGCTGGCGTCACAGTCGGTTTCTTCTGCGTGCTCGGTGCTGTGATGCTCGCCGATCTTCCCCAGGGCGTGCACGACCTGTTGCTCGTCATGGTCGGCGCGCTACAGACCGCGTGGACCGCGATCATTTCCTACTACTTCGGATCGTCGAAGGAAAGCGCCAACAAGACCCAGATGATTGCCGACGTCGGCTATGCGGCCGCATCCGCTCCCGTGACCGTGAACACCGCTTCTCCCGCACCGGCTTTGACGCCACAACCCGATATCTATCGAGGCTCCTGAAAATGAAAAGACTCATCGCATCCGCGCTGCTGGCGCTCTCGTCAATCGCTTTTGGCGCGACGCTCACGCCGATCACGCTGCTCAATCCTGCTGGCTCGACGTCCGGGCAGGTTATCGCCTCGACGGGCGCGTCGACGCCGCCCGCCTGGACGACGATCACGCTATCGGGTTTGGGCGGCACCGTCGCGATCGCCAACGGTGGGACGGGCGCTACCACGCAGGCCGGCGCGCTTTCCGCCATTCTCGGTTCTTCGACGGTGCCAGTCGCCAATGGCGGGACGGGCGTCACGTCTGCTGCCGCAGAGTTGGCGCGCATCGCCGCGGCGCCGCTGGCATCCCCTGCGCTGACTGGCACGCCGACGGCGCCCACTGCAACGGCAGGCACGAACACGACGCAGCTTGCGACGACGGCATTCGTCAACACCGCTGTCACAGGGGCGACGTCAGCGGGCGGCCAGCCGTACTTCAAGGCGGTCATGAGCGGCAACCAGACGCTCACGGCTAACGTCGCAACAAAGATTACGTTCAACAGCAAGCAGGAAGACAGCAACAGCGCGTACGACGCGACAACGAATTATCGCTTCACGCCGCAGAAGTCCGGACTGTATTGGGTGAGCGTAACGCTTAGCATGCAGGGCACCAACACTACGACGGGCAACTACACGTTCGCCGCGTGGATCTTCAAGAATGGCAGTTCATATCAGGGGTGGGGGGCGACGGGCTATGCAGGCGCCAGTGCGAGCGTCTCTGCAACACCGGTTGTCGTCTCGCTCGTGCGGATGAACGGCACGACCGACTATCTCGAAGCGTGGGGCGAGATCTTCAACGGCCAGACCTCGCCCACGGTGAATGGCGGCACAGGGTCTTCGCTCTTCACTGCCTACTACGTCGGCCCCTGATTACCGCGTGGCGGGATGATTTGATGCGGCCGGCGCAATGCCGGCCGTTTTCTTTGGTGCTGCCGGTTTGTCCAGCAGGCGATTTGAAATCCAGTGCAGTGCCCACCCCATCAGCCCGACCGTCACCATATAGAAAACGTAGATCGCGACCTTGGGCTGCTCGACGAACCCGAAGAAGTGCCGGTACCAGCCGATGAACGGCATATGCACCAGATAGACCTCGAAGCTGATCTTCGTGAGGCGCGGGAAATGCCACGGCAGTGAGCAGATCGCGTAGGCGATGACGATGCCTCCCAGCCCGAGCAGCGGGTGCACGATCGGGTCGAGCGGCTGGCGGAAGGTCGCGAGCGTGCCGCCAATGAATAGCACGATGCCGACCGGCAGCAGGCGCTTGAGCCACAGTTCGGTCTTCGCGCGATCCTCGCCGAGCTTCACGCCGATATAGACGCCGATGCAGAACGACGCCATCCAGTAGATGACGGTGCTCGCCTGGCTGAACATACCGAGGCCGCGCGGATGGTGCAGCCAGAGCGAATGAAAGATCAGCAGCGGCACGAGCGCGCGCAGGCCAAAGCGCTTGATCAGCCAGTAAAGCCCGGGGAACAGCACATACAGCTCGACCAGCGTGTACAGGAACCAGTAGTGCGACGAGAACGGATTGAACGTGTTCGAGCGCAGCAGCAGGAAGTTACAGATCCAGTCGCTGGCCGTGAACGGGCCGCCAAACGGTTTATCCCACTGGCCGGCCGCCATAGACGCGCCCTGAAAAGCGAAGATCGCCACCACGGTGACCCAGTAGGGAATGTAGATGCGCTTCGCGCGTGCGACGATAAACGTCAGCCAGTTCGGCTTTTTGCCATGCAGCGACAGCGCGAGGCCCAGACCGCTGACGGCGAAGAACAGATCGTCAGCCTCCCACCCAAGCTGGAAGGGCAGCGCCAGAATCCGCTCGCGCGTGGCGAGCAGCTCGTGCACGCTGTGCGCCATCGGGTAGAAGAAAATCCAGAAGTGGAACGACAGGACGCCGATCATCGCCAGCAGGCGCATGTTGTCGACCCACGGAATCAGCTTTTTGTCCTGTGCGGATACGGCCCTTTCCACGCCTCTCTCCTCATATATTTATTCAGGCGCGCAGTCTACAACATTTCTTTCCGGGCCTTTCTGCGCCAGGCAGGGGAGACATGTGACCAAAACGTGCCCACGATTCGTGGCACATGGTCTGAAACCGCTGAAAACCGTAACAACCCCAAAGCTGACCGGCGCGGGACTGTTGGTTAAAAATCAATTAGTTACGTGGTTTTCTGGCAAAACGTGCCGTTGCAGTTGTC